GGCCCTTCCCGCGGCCAGTCAACCGTGGGCGGCGGGGGTGGACCGCCACCGGGCGGGCTCGACGGCGAGAAGTACGGGACCTCCGCCCACCACATCCACAAGCCGTCGCGGGGACCTTTGGCGAAGGCGTGCTGCGCGATCGGGTTCCACGTCAGGTGGACCTTCGACATCAGCGGGTAGCTCGGCGGGAACGGGTAGTCCCCCTCGAAGAACAGCGGCCCGTCGTACTTCTGGTCGCGGAAGAAGTAGGCGCCGGTGCTGACGTGCGCGGAGTTGACCGGGTGCCCGTCGCCGTCGACGCCGTGGTTGTGCTTGTCGACCTGATGCCCGGCGTGGATCGGTCCGTAGCCGCGCATCGCGGCCATCAGGGCGACGGCGTGCCCGCCGGTGCGCGTCGGCGAGAAGGTGCCGAAGCTGTTGGGCGCCTGCTCGCCGTTGCCGTTGCCGTCGGTCGACAGGCCGGCGCCGTACGTGCCGGCGTTGCTGCCGCCGCCCGTGCTGACTCGCGCGTTCAGGGACCCGCCGTTCGGCGTCGTCGGGCCGCCAGTCGGCGTGGTCGGCGGCGGCGGACCGTTGGGCGTCACCGGCCCGCTGCCCCCTCCGCCGGTGGCGACGCCGCCGACGACCTGCGCGAAGATGGCACCGAGGCCGGCGATCGAGTCTTGCACGGACAGCGAGTAGTTGAGCGCCAGGACGTTGCGGTCGAACACGGCCGAGTTGCCGCCGGTGATGACGCGCACGAGCGACTGCAGCCGCGCGTGCCGGCCGCCGACGCCCGGCTGCGTGCTGCCGCCCATGCAGATTTCGCCGGTCGGCTGCAGGTCGACGACCAGCGTGCCGCACTCGCCCGGGCCGTTGGCGCTCGGCGCGATCAGTCGCGGGTCGGCCCACATCGCCAGCGAGTGCTGCGCGCTCTCCTCGGTGCCGCCGATGCCGAGCAGCAGGGCGCCGCGCGGGCGCGACTGGAAGCCGACGGGCCAGGACAACGCTTTCCGCACGAAGCGCGAGTCGTTGTTGAATAGCCGGTCGCGGATCGGCTGCGAGACGCCGGCGTAGCGGTCGGCGGTCGACAACTGCACCGTGCCGAAGACCTGCGACCATGCGCCGTTGCCGCGCACCGATCGGTCGCGCGTCTGCCAGAAGAACCACGGGTGCACGTCGCCGATCGTGCCCATGCCGTTCTCTTGGCCGACTTCCACCCACAGCGAGTCGCTGCTCTGCGTGCGCGTCGGGTTGTTCAGCGTGACGATGCGTGCGCCGGCGATCGACTGCCGCACCGACACCGGGACCATGTTCTGCGCCGCGGAGAAGTCCTGCAGCGGGAAGTAGCCAAGGTCTGCCCTGTCGGATATGCGCGTCATCGTTCGAGAACCTTCAGCACGATGGAGCGGACAGAGTCGGGCATCAACGAGAATCGCGAGATGGGCCGCTGCCGACCCGGGAACGACAGCACGACGTCAACCTTGCCGCTCGGCGCGGACTCGACTCGGATGGCCGCCGCGTCCATGTTGCCGACGAGCTTCAGGCCGCCGGACTGCCGCGGCAACACAGTTGCGATGTCGCCCTGGAGACTGTCAGCGAAGTGGGCGTAGAGTTCCGCGGCGAGCGCCTGCGCGTGCGCCGTCAGATGCCGCGTCTTGTTGCCCTCGTTGCCCTCGTTCACCAGCAGGAAGCCGGGCAGCGTCGGCTGCGCGCCGAGCAGCACGTCGTCCTGGTTGTCGGTCAGGCCGAGCAGCTTCTGCAGCGTGGTCGATGCCTGCACGTCGTCCTGCCAAGCGAAGCGCGCGGTCATCTCCGTCGGCGCTACGAACACTTCGAGTTCGGGACCCTCGCCGTCCTGGATGGTGAAGTTCTGCGTGCTGAACAGCGGGCGCACGTCCTTGGCGGTGACCTCGACGCGGTGGAACTGCAGCGTGCCGTTCGGGGCTGCCGGTACGATCGTGAGCATGATCTTGCTCTTCATCGTGTTCGACAGGTTGACGCCGGTCGGCGTGCTGGTCACGCGGAAGCCGAAGCCCGTCGGCTTGACGTCTTGCTGAGCCAAGTCGCGGGTAACGCCGGTCATCGTGTTGGCGTCGTCTACGATCAGGCACGGGAACGTTGCCCCGGTGGTGCCGAAGGGCGACTGGATCGTCTCGACGTGCAGGATCCCCAGCTCGTCGTCCAGGATCTCGACACTCTGCGGCCCCGGCGTCGTGTCGATGATCCGCTTGCCGGTCGCCACCGACTCGTTCAGGTAATCGACGTTGCGTGTCACGGTGTAGCCAGCCGCGTCGACGCCGGCCGGTGCCGCCATCTGCTGGCCCTTCTGCGACGGCGCGATGCAGAGCTGTCCCCACACCGCCGCGGGCGCGCGGGCACCGGTCACCGGATCGAGCAGCGCCGCGCGCACCGGGTAGATCGCGCGGATGCGCTCCATGTAGCGCCGGGTGATGCGGAACGTCCGGCGCAGGTGCTCATAGACCGCCTGCACCCGTTGCGCAGCATTGGACGTCTCAAGCTGGTCGATGTTGCCCTGGTTGCCGTGCACGCCGAGCACGCCTTCGAGTCCGCCCAGCATGAAGTAGTGCCGGATATTCTCGAAGGTCCACGGCCCGGAGTTGCTCGCCCTGGTGGAGTCGGCCCACGCCAACCACTTGTCGACGCGCACCCAGTTTCCAGGCGCGAGCGTCTTCGGCACGACGCGGTCTTGCTGCGGGTCGTACTCACTGATCTGCGTGGCGATGTCCACCGTCGGCAGCACGTTCTCCAGGAACGGCTCGTTACGGTTCGGCGTCGCCTGCGTCGGGCCATAGTCGTCGCTATAGGTGAAGAGGCACTCCAGCTCGCGCACGTAGTTGACGATGATCTTGCTCGGGCGGATCTGCTTCCGGTCGACGAAGGCGTCGCGCTCGCCGGCGTAGGTCGACTGGTACTGATCGCGGTACGCCTGCGCCGCCTGCAGGTCGGTGCCGTTGAAGATGACCGCGGTGCCGTCGACGTCGATGTATACCTCGGCGCCGGGCACGTAGGACATGATCCGCGCCAGCGCCGCGTCGCCCTGGTCGCGCAGCGAGACGCCTTGGATCGTGAGCTGCCCGACGCTGGAACTGCTGCCGCCGGTCGGGAAACTGTCGACGCGGTAGCCACCGGTGCCGCGGTCCTCCAGGATCCTCAGCACTTCTTCGATGGCCTGCTGCGCCGACCACCGGCCGCCGTCGTCGGTCAGGCTGTAGGCGAGGTAGTCGAACGAGTCGGCGTTGACCTGGAGTTCCGGGAGCGACCCGTGCGAGACGGTCTTGGTGCCGGTCTTGCGCGGCATGTTGAAGTCGCGCGCGACGAGGTTGTAGGCCCACAGCCACCGCTTGTCGGCGACCACGAAGGCGATGCGGGTCGGCGAGCTGCTCGGCGCTTCGTGCAGGATGTAGACCTTCTTCACCGTCGTCGTCGCGCCACGGCTGTCGGTGATCGACAGCGTCAGCGGTTTGCCCTTCTTCGCCCGGAGCTGGTCCCAGTCGCTGCGGTGCACGGACATGACCGTCGTGTAGGGGTGCACGCCGGTCGTCAGTTGCCAGACGATCCCCTCGTTGCCGGCGAGCACGACGCCGTCGAGCGTGATCTCGGCCTTATCCATTGGGCGTGATCGCGCCGCGCCTGCCGCCACCGCTCTGCGTGATCGTGCGCTGCGGGTTGCGGTGGAAGCGCTCGACGACGGTCTCCGTCAGGGTGCACATTGCTAGCTGCGTGCCGTTCGACGGGTCACCGACGAAGGACGGCACCGCCTCGCTGGACGACGAGACCATGTTCCAGCCGCTGAGGTTGACGCGCGTCCCCGGCCGGTTGTCCGGCCCCGGCTCGTCGGTGACGGTGTCCGTGAACAGCCCGGCATCGTTGGCGAACGGGTCCTCGGACAGCCGCAGCTTCGGCGCCTCGAAGCCGAGCACGGTGACGCGGCGGGTAAAGACGCGCTCCAGCACCAGCCAGCCGACGTCGGCGTAGGCGCTCAGCTCGTCGGCTTGGTGCGTGTAGGTATAGTTGATCTGACGCGACTCGCGGTAGGCCACCGAGTAGCTGGCCTCGACCGTCCGCGCGCCGCGCGCGGCTTGGTAGAGGAAGGTGAACGACGCCGCGATGCGCTTCGTGGTCTCGCTGTAGGCGGTCTGCAGGTCGGTGATGCAGAACACCCTCGGCGAGAAGTCGGCCTGAAACAGCGCGATGATCGTGGCGCGGATCTTGTTCAGGTAGACGGCCTGCAGGTTCGTCGTCTGCAGCGTGTCGACCGCGCAGTCGAACCGGCCGTTGACGACCCTGAGGCGCTCCAGGGAGCGGATGGCGTCACCGTTGGCGTAGTGGACGTCCTCGACGTACTGGATGTTGTGGTCCTTGATCTCCGGGTCGTTGAAGTTGGCGCCGAGGAACGTGTTCTGCGGCGCCAGCAGCTCGACGTACTGCCGGCTGAAGTTGCAGACGTGCGTGTACGGCGTCGTGCCGCCGGTGCGCTCGCGGTCGCGCGAGTGCTCCTCCTTCACCAGCTCGAAGATGGACGCCGGCGCGATCTTCAGGAGGTAGCGCGCGAGGTCGGCGTCGCTCTGCGCGAAGTAGTTCGAGACGGCGTCGCCGGCAGTCGACGCGGTGTAGGTGCCGCGGAACGTGACGGTAGTCTGGCTGCTCGGCGAGTTGTCGACGTGGACTTCCAGGTTGCGCAGGCCGGCGTCGTTGACGTTGTCCGCCGGCAGCTCGCCCTGGATCGTGACCGTGTAGAGGCGCGAGAACGACTTGTCGCTGGCCGGGTCGCCGCTCTTGACGCAGCTCGACGTGACGTGCAGCAGCGTCTGCCCTACCAAGTAGGTCCAAGCGTTGCCGTTCAGGTTGATGGAAAGCGTGTCGCCGAACGTCAGGCGCCGGCGGAAAGTCGACTCCAGGAAGTCGCTGCGCGATTGCAGCGTGGCGTGGTCCGGCGCCGTGATGACCACCGCGAAGACCACCCGGAACGCCTCGTAGCTCTTCTCGATCGTGTAGGGGTTGTGGAGCTGGTAGTCGGTCGACGAGCCGCCGATCGTCACCCCGCCGAACGTGATCGAGAAGATGTTGAGGGCGGACATGGTCAGTGGTGGTTCTTGACCGCGGAGACGATCTTGTCGCCGAGGTGGTCGAAGCCCTCGGCGATCTTGCCCAGGATCTTCTCGACGAAGCCGGCGACGTCGACGGCGTCCTTGCGAAACTGCGGGTCAGCCTCGATCTGCTGGATGCCCTTCTCCTTGAGGAAGTTCCTGGCGAACTGCGCGTCGTAGCTCGCCTTGGCCTGCGCGGGGAGACCGCTGCGCCCCGTCTGGTAGGCGAAGGTATCCTCGACGGACTTGCGCGCCTGCATCGACGCACGCGCCTCCGCCGGCATGTTACCGAAGGCGGCCATCTCCAACTGCGTGCCTGTCGCCCCGAACTTCTCGCCGATGATGTCGCCGAAGCCGCTGACACTCGGACCGAGCAGCGGGCGCGATAGCCCGATGGCCGCGGCGATGCCCGCGATCTTACCGAGCCCGAAGCCCCCGATTCCGCCGCCTCCCCCTCCGCCACCGGCCGGCGCTGTGGACCCGGTCGACGTCGAGCCGCCGCCCTGCCCGGAGCCGAGGCCGAGCGAGTTGAGCGCGGTCTGCGCGTCCTTGGTATCCAGCACCACGCGGATCTTGACGTCGTCGCTCACCGCGCGCTCCCGAAGGCCGACTCGGCCTCCTGCATGCCGCGAACAAAGCGGTCGATCGCCGGTTTCAGGATGGAGTTCCAGGCACCCTTCGCGGCTTCGGCCGCTCGCTCGGCGATCATGTCGATCGCGCCGTTCACGGGGAACGCCTGCCGGAGCTTGGACAAGCCACGCTCCTTGGTCAGCTCGCGCTGGTAGTAGTTTAGACCGATGTTGGCAATGTCGTCGGGCACCGAGCCCCGGCGGCCGACGGCGAGCATCACGTCCTCGTGCGACTCCAGGTACTCGCGCGTGTGGCGCTTGGCGCGGGCCTTGTCGTCCTCGTCGCCGAAGATCATCTGATTCAGTTCCTCGCCGGTGCCGGCCAGCGGCTTGCCGGTCGCCAGTCTGGTAACGGCCAGAGCTGCGAAGGTGGCGACAGCCACCGGCGATGTCGCGGCGGTGGCAAGGACGCCGAACGCCTCGCCGAGAATGCCGCCACCGGCGGCCGTCTGTGCGGCGCCGCGGCCGACGCGCATGGCTCGGCGACGCGCGCCGGTGACGAACTGCTGCCGCACCGTCGCGGCGCGGACGATCGGCGCCGTCGGGGGCTTCGAGCGTTCCTCGCCGTCGAAGACGACGCGGATAGTGGCGTCGTCGCGGCTCATGTCGTGAAGAAGCAGCCGACCGCGCTAGGGTCGCTGCTCGCCTCCGGGGTCGTCAGGCCGCGCGGGTGGTAGTCCGCGACGACCGAGTAGGTTCGGCCCGGCTGCGTAACGACGGGGCTGAACGGCACCGTGCCGGTGTAGGCGACGCCCTCGAAGTCCGCCGCGTCCGTCGCTGGCGTCGTGCCGGTGACGTAGCCGATGCGGAACTGCAGGAAGTCGAAGCGAGCCGAGCACTGCTCGCCGAACCAAGAGAAGGTGTCGCCGACCAGCCTGAAGAGCTGCGGCGGCTGGTGGTTCTTCTGCGACGTGCAGAGCGCGGTGACGGTGAACTGCTCGGCGACGACGTGCCGACCGTTCGCCAGCGTATAGGGCGCGGCGGTCGCGGAGCCGGAGACGATCAGCGGCGCACCATCTACCCCGGTCAGCCGCTGCACGGCGACGCGCACGCGCTCCGCGACTTCAGCCGAGCCTGCTCCGCCGCTGGCCGCGGCGTCGACGCGCGAGGCGCCGATGATCGCCTGCTCGCCGAGCGGGTCGCCGGCGACGTTGACGACCGTCACCACGGAGAAGTCTTGCAGGATCAGGTCCGGGTCGTCGGAGTCAGCCTTGCCGTCGTTGATCGTGACGAAGGCGAAGGGGAAGCGCCCCGGCAAAGCTTTCTCGTCAGGCTGCGTGCCGGCGTAGACGAAGACCGAATGGCCGAAGACGACGGAGCCACCGGGCCAAGTGACCTTCTGTAGCAGGCTCTTGAGCTGCTGGGCCATCTGCCACGGGTTCACTGCGGACCCCCGCGTGCCCCGATGCCGGCCATCGTCGGTCGCTTCTCAGCAGGCTTGCCGCTCGCGAGCTTGGCCAGGAGCCCGTCGACCACCGCGGTTGTCAGAGCGACGTCGTCGCCACCGTGCGCAGCGATGCCTGCCTGCGCGGCGCCAGGGTTCGCCAGCGCGTGGCCGAACATGACGGCCATGTCCAGCAAGTAGGCGTCGCCGATCGATGCGAGGTGCTCGCGCTCGACGTCCGAAAGCGCGAAGAACGGCGCCCACGGCGGCCGGTGCGCGCGCAACCATTGGCCGAACGACGTCGCGTTGACCTCGGTTTCCTGCGCCTGCTTCTTGCGGAAAGGCCACATCAGAGCGTCAGGTCGGCGAGCCGGCCCAGCTTGAGGATACGCGCCTGCTCGTCGCGCAGGCACTCGATTGCGACCGGCAGCCCGAACTCGTCGCTGCGCCGGAACGCCAGCTCGACGCCGTCGGCCCAGTCGGCGATGCCTGCATAGATCAAGACGGCCGGGTGGTCGACGACGTTGTCGGGCACGTAGAGCAGCACCTTCCTGCGCGCGTAGCCGGAATAGCCAGGACCCTGGCCGGCCGGGACCTCCAACATCGCATGCCCCGAGACCGCGCCCTTGCTGAAGCTGTAGGGGAACAGCTGCTCCACGGCGTCGTCGTCCATGCCCCGCAGGATGCAGCCGAAAACGTAGTGCTGGTCGTCCTCCAGCACGTCCGTCGACTCGCCGAGCCCCTCGGCGTAGACACGGAACCTGGAGCTGAGCGACTTCAGCACGACGTCGCGCGACTTGCCGAGCGCCTTGCCACCGAAGGGGAAGTCGAGCGTCAGGTTCGTCGGTGAGACGACGAGCCGCCCGGGCGCGCGGATCACATGGTTGACGTTGCCGGCGCTCACGGCTTCGGCTCCCGGACTTCGATCCCGACTGTGTAGCGGATCGCCTTGCGCGAGTCCTCGGTGATGCCGAGGAACGGCCGCGCCGGCACGTCGTGCGACAGCGTCTTGTTCAGGTAGCGCCGGTTCAGCAGCCAGCCGAGCTGGCGCTTCAGCAGCGTCGACTGCTTCGACAGCCAGTCCCACAGCGAGGACCGCACCTGCGGCGTGATCTTGGCACTCTCCACCTTGCCGCCCTTCTGGTGCACCGCCGCGTACTCGACGTTGGTGCCGACCTCGACGGCGTTCTTGCCGATGACGCGGAAGGCGATCGACTGCGCGAGGCGCCCGGTGTCGCGCAGCGCCGGGCGCGGCTCGAAGCGGCGCGCCGGCGGGGCGGCCTTGCCGGCGGCGAAGTCCGCGAGGATGCCGAAGACGTTCGGCACCGAGCGTGCAGGCCACGGCTTGCCGTCGAAGCCCTGCGACTTGAACGCCTTCTGGCTGTCAGCGACGAGTATGGCGCCGATCTGCTTCAGCGCGCGCTCGGGAGCCGCGAGCACCTTGGCGATGCGGTCCAGCTTCGCACCGCGGTCGAAGACGAGTCGGACCACGGGTCAGCCCTCCACATCGTCGAAGGGCACCGCCATCGGCGGGAAGTTGACTGGCAGGCTACCGGGGTCGGCCCACGGCTGGATCGGCTGGCCGGACAGCGTGCCCTCGCGCTTGCTCTTGGTGTTGCCGCTGATCGCCGGCACGGCGTGCGCCCGCGGGCCGGTCTTCCGGATCTTGCCGAGCAGGCCGTCGTCACCGAAGACGGTGTCCCACTTCACCTGCTCGATCTGCGTCGATGACCCGCCGCGGCGCCACAGCACGGCGATGACAGCCTGCATGCCGGCGGCGACGTGCGCCGAGCTGAGGATGTCGAAGGCGACCTGCGCGTGCATCAGCCACAGGTCGATGACGTGCTGCGCCGCGGAGACGCCGACCGCGTCGTTGGTCGTGGTCGCCGACGGCGTGCGCACGTTCGTCAGCTCGACGAGGCCCTGCTCGTCGTAGCCGCTGGTCGTTGCCTGCCACAGCAACTCGGCGTCCGACAGCGCGCCGCCGACCAGCGTACCGTTGACCCGGATGCTGTAGGCGAAGTCGTTCTGGTCGACGTAGTGGTTCCAGTTGTCCGCGACGACCGCGACGCCGCCGACCGTGAACGCGTTGACGTTGACGTCGTGCGGCGTGTTGACCGCGTCGAGACCGAGGATGCTCGACCGCTTGCCCTGCGTACCGGTGACGGTGATCGACAGCAGGTTGATGTTCAGCGCCTGCCCGCGGCTCGCGCCGACACCGGGACCGCCCGGAGGCGAGTTCGGCCACGGATACGGGCCGTTCTTGATCTGAAAGACCTCGCAGAGCGTGTTGCCCTCGACGATGAGGTTCGAGACGGTGCGATTTGCGATCGTCCAGGTTTCCTGGCCGACGTCGCCGGCGAGCAGTATGCCAATGATCGGGTTCGTCGCGACCGGGTTGTAGTAGGACTGGTCGAGCAGCGCGATCGTTATAGCCCAGCAGCCATCAGCGATGTGGAAGGAGCTGGTCGGGAACGGCGGCGTCTGGTTCGGCCGGTATCCGAAGCGGAGGCAGGACTGCGTGAGGTGCACGAACGCGATGTTCGTAACCGTGATGTTGCCGCCGTTGGCGGCCGCCTGCCAGTGGTCGTCGGCGTTGACCGAGATGCACCGCGCCCAGGTCGCCGCCCCCGTATGGTAGTCGGGGACCAGCGCGACGCCGCCCATGCCGCCGTACCAGTCGGCGAGCAGCATCGCGTCTGTCAGCGTGCTCAGGCCGCCCAGGTTGAAGTAGTAGCACGGGTCGACGATCGTGACGCCGGTAATGCTGTTCCCGAAGACCGTCAGCTCAGACGCCGGGCCGCCGCCGGGCGTGGCGCCGAGGAACATGGAGAACATCGCGCCTTGCGTGAACGGCAGGCCTTGCGTCACCGAGCCGCCGCCACCGACGCCCTCGCCAGACCAGCTCCCATAGCCGACGCCGATCGAGACGCCCGACTTGCTGCGCCCGTCGAACGTGCCGATGACGTAGGCCCCCGGCTTCATGTAGGCCGTCGAATTGGCGCCGATCGCGACGCGGTTGTTCGCGCCGGGCAGCGTGTGCACGCCCGGCTCGAAGACTAGCGTCGTTCCGTCGGCGATCGACGTCTGCGAGCCGTTGTAGGTGATCGAGCCGCCGGCAGGCGCGAGCCCGGACGGGCCGACCGCGAGGTTGACGCGGTTCTTCCAGTCGCCGTTGATGACGGCGACGATCTGCCCGTAGACCGGCATCAGGAGCGTCAGGTTGCCGCCGTTGATCGCCGCGACGAGGTTGAGCGTCGCCGGGAACAGTTGGAAGTTCGTCACCGGCCCGCTGGACAGGTGGACGTTCCAGATGACAGCGCTGTCGGCGCCGACCTTGCACCAGTGCTCGGCGACCGTGTCGCCCTGGTTCCACTTCTGCGTCTTTAGCTGCGACGGCGCGCCGTGCCCGAAGACGACGGCGCCGTTCGGGCCGCCGCCGATGTCGACGGTCGTCGTGTAGAGAGGGCTCGACTTGCTGGTCGGCTTCACGACGAAGGTGTCGCCGGCCGACGGCGCGACGGAGAAGCCGGCGCCGGTCATCGTCTGCGCGGCCGTCGTACCCGACGCGACGACGGCCGACTGGTTGCGCAGCGCCACCGTGGCCGTGCCCGCGTCGAACGTGATCGTCGCGCCGACCCAGCAGTTCGGCGACGTGCCGACCGTCGTGACGAGGTTCGTCTGCGTGTTGGCCCCGGCCCCGATCGTGCCGGCCTGCCCGTTCCATGCTTCGAGAACGGTCATGGTCTACGGGTCGGCGTAGGTTGGGGACCCCGTGGTGCTCGGCAGGTAGCCGAAGCCGGCGACGAACAGCCAGTACTGCAGCTTGCCGGCGGTCTGCGGCCCGGCCGCGGTGTCGAGGAAGACGAGCGTGTCGTCGAGCTTCCAGGCGACCGGCGACGTCGCGGCCTTCTGGCGCAGGATCCAGAAGGTGCCGTCGATCTGTTGCCACGGCGTGAGGATGCAGTCGTCCACCAGCAGGTAGCCGGACGTAGTGGTGTTCCACTCGATCTCGATCGTCAGCGCGTTGGTGTCGAAGTTCTTCGGCCAGTGGTTCTGGCCGATCGGGACGATGATCTCGGCCCAGTTCGCGCCAAGCGACGCGATCGACGTCGTAACCGTCTGCGAGCCGAAGCGCACGACGACGTTGCCGCCGAGGGCGGAGCCGATCGTCTTGTTGACCATCACGCGCAGGAAGTACGGCGTGCTCGGGTCGAACTGCTGGATCTGCATCGACGTCAGCGGCTGCGAGACCTTGACGGTCGAGCCGCCGGAGCTGAGCTTAAGTGAGCCGCTCACCTGCGAGCCGGGGTAGTCGCGGTAGAAGTTGACCGTGTCCTGGCTGATCTGCGCCGGCGTGGTCTCCGCCCAGCCGTTGAACTTCGGCGAGGCCGAGCCGTTGTAGTCACTGAAGGAACTGTTGCGCAGCAGCGAGCCGCCGAGCCCGGTCCCCGCGTGCGAGCTGATGAGCTGCACGTTCGCGCCCTGGCCGCTGCCGTGCCCGTTGCTGAAGCGTAGCAGCGAGTCGAACGACGCCGCGGCGCCGACCATCTCGAAGACCTCGGCCTCCTTCTGCGCGCCGGTGTTCTGGTCCTGCCGGCACCGGAAGGTCTTCTTCTCCGTGTTGCAGGCTTCGAGCGAGAAGTTGTTCTGGTCGACGGTCAGCCGGCTCATGGCGCCGGTGCCGACGATCGTGCCGGCGCCGCCGACGGTGTTCGAGTTGCCGAACGTGCCCGTCGTGTCGAAGGTGATGTTGCGCGACTTGACCGTGAAGCTCTTCTGCACGTACCACTCGTAGAGCGCGCGGAACGCCTGCGCCGCGGAGCGGTAGCCGGACCCGGTGCCCATGCCGGCCGTGGCGTCGGCGGCGAGGATGCGCATGTACTCGAAGACGACGGGGGTCACGACCTCCGCTGCCTTCTGCTGCGTCAGCATGGCCGACAGCGACGCGCGCATGCTGTCGGTGAATCCCGACAGCGCCACCGGCAGGAAGTCACCCTTCAGGATGGTCTCGACGGCGTTGAACTTGCCTGCCGCCGCGGCCATGGTGCCGTCGGCGAAGTTGCGCGCGGTCTCAAGAACGTCGACCGCGGCCTTCCACTGGTTGACGATCTCGGCTTCGGTCGGGGTTCCGGCCATCGGTCAGGTGTCCTGCCGGCGCGAGGCCGGTCGCGTCAGTTGCCGAGCAGTTCTTCGATGCTCGCGGGCTCCGGCCACACGATGCCAGTCTTGTTCACCGTCTCCGGGACCCGGTAGCCCTGCTCGCCGCTCTCCTGGTCCGCGCAGAGCTGCATGAACATGAACTCCGCGGCGGGCCGGTCGCCCTCGCGGTAGACGTACTCGTTCGTCGGACCGTTCGACGCGCGGGCCGTCGCGACCTCGGCGGCCGTGGGGATCTCCACCAGCTCGCCGTAGCGGGTCTCCACCGGCGCGTCGCCGGTCGGCTTGCCGGGCGTGAACGACCCGCTGCCGAGGTGTTTCCGGAAGCGGATGACGAGGCGCGGCAGCTTCTCCTGGATCAAGTGCAGGCGCGCCGCGTCGATCTGCGTGATGGCGCCGACGCGGGAGACGCGCTGCGTGCGCGACTCGCCCTCCTTCTGGATCAAGTCCTCGTTCGTCTTCGGGAACGACACGCCGCAACTGATGTCGCCGAGCGGGCACTCCTTCGTCAGACCGACCCAGTAGCGGTACGCCTTCGCCGAGCCGACGGTGTTCCTGCGCAGGTCGCCGACGAGGGTCGAGCCGGGAATGTGGGTGACGTTTTCGAGGGCAGTCAAGGGATCCAGTCTCCAGGTTGCGGGCTTCGCGCGGCTGGCAGAAACGGGGCGCCCCCACCGCGCGGGAGGACGCCCCAGCCGGTCAGGCGATCTTGATGGCGGAGAACGGCAGGGCGATGCCGGCGCCGGCGCGCTTGTCCCACTGGACGTATTCCTGTCCGGTGTTGCGCGTGGTGTCGCTGTTGTTGTCGCCGATCAGCGAGCTGAACTCCATCAGCGGCTGGCGGTCGAGCATGAAGAGCGGCTTCTTCGGCGCGCCCTTGAGGATGACGAACCAAGTCGTCGCGGTAGCGATGCGCTGCGTGCCCCACAGAGTGCAGTCGCGGCTCGCGTCCTGCACGATGTTCGTCGGCGTGACGCCGAGGGCCAGCGTGCCGGTCATCGCGCCACCGGTGGTGAGGCCGAGGCCCTGGCGCCGCTGCAGGAACGCCTGCTCGAACTGCAGGGTCGCGGCGGCCGGGTAGATGACGACGAAGCCCTGCTGGATGACCTCGTCCGACCACAGGGGCTGGCCCTTGCCGTCCTGCATCAGCCGGAACTGCGCCACGGCGGCGTAGAAGTCGGTGAGGATCGCCGACACCGAGGACGTGCCCGACGTGGCGAGCAGGTTGCCGTTGGTGACGCCGAAGCGCGCGGCGCCGCCGGCGGTCGTCGCGAACATCGCGGCGCCGTCCGGGGCGTTCTGCGTCGCCGGCAGCGTCGCGGTCGTCGCGAGCAGCAGGTCGAAGGCGAACCGCTCCGGCAGCAGCGCGGCCGACATGCCGGTCTGCCGCGCCGAGTCGTAGAGCGACGACGTCTGGTCGTCCGCCCGGTCGTCGCGGTGCCACGAGATGCGGCGGCCGAAGTTGTAGATCGGCACCGTGAACGTCACCGAGCGGTTCGCGTCCTCGGGGATCGGGTCACCGCGGCGCCAGAAGGCGACGTGCGGCGCGGCCTCGAAGTACGCGAACTCGTGCTGGCGGTTCCAGGCCGTCAACCCGTCCATGATGAGTGAGAGGCGACTGTCTGCCTGCCGGTTCTGGACGGCAAGGTAGGTGTCGGCGAACTCGGTCCGCAGACCGTTCGCGAGGACTGCACTGGCAACAACGTCCATGGTCGTTTCTCGTTCTGTTCAGGAAAGGCGGTCGGCGAAGGTGTCAGGCCAGGGCTACTGGCCCAGGTACTCGCTCGGGGTGAAGAGTTCCACGTCGAACGACGTCGAGCTGTTGAAGCTCTTGATCCAGCCGATGGCCTTGACGTTGGTGTTCGGCGTCACGGTCAGGTCGGCCGACGCGTTGCTCGTCGTGCTGTAGACGAGGTCGTTCACGTTGGCGATGGTCGAGGCACCGGCCACCGGGACGCCGAGCAGGGTCCGCCCCGAGACGTCCACGCGAGCCCGCACCTGCGGGGACGCGCCGGTGTTGCCGAGCACGTCGAACTCGACGACGCCGACGAACTTGCTGGTGGCGACGTCGCCGCCCGGCCACAGGTCCAGGGTGCCGGCCGCGAGCGTGCCGACGAGCATGCCGGCGTAGAGCTGCAGCGCGTTCGTGACGACGTAGGTGTTGTAGACCCCGCGCGGGGAGGTCTGCAGGATGATGTTCGCAGTCTGCGTGGCCATGTTTCTGTTCTCGGGTTCCGGTCAGTCTGGATTCGGTTCGCCGCCCATCGGGCGGCACGATGTCTTCGGGAGCGGGATCAGCCGGCGACGGCTTGCTTCTTCTTGATGATGAAGCGCTTGTCGAGGGTCGCCATGTTGATCGCGACGTAGCGCTCCTCGCTCGTGCGCGTGTAGCCGCGCTCGTTCTGGATCTGCCACTCGCGCGCGAAGTTCGCGGCCTTCTCGACGGCCTCGGTGCCGAACTCGGTGTACTCCAGCGCGGCCGGGCTGGCGTTCGCCGGCGAGCTGCCGGAGAACCGCGCGGCGTCGCCGGTCATGTCGCGGGGCACCGCGGCGAAGGTCGTCACCATGCCGTCGACGTACGCCTTGAAGGCGGCGGCGCCGTGGTCGGCGTGGAACTTGGTCAGCATCTTCTCGGGCTCGGCGCCGAGCGGCCGGCCTTCGAGGCGCTTCAGCGCGTCGGCGACGTCGTCCTTGCGCTGCTGCAGCTTGTCGCGCTCGGTCGCCTGGGCCTTGAGTGCCGTGACCTCGCCTTGCAGCGCGGCCATCTGCACCACGACGCCGGCGTCGTCCTTCTTCTCGACGGGGGAGGGAACTTCGGTCTTCTTGTTGGGATCCATGGCACTCATGCTCTCTCCGCCGGGGACGGCGGCCTTCGCCGGTCCGGACAGGGAATCGGGGTTTGCGGAAGTGGCGGCCTTGCGGCGGATCGCGTCGATTGCCGCCGTGATCGCCGCGAGGTCGGCGATCGTCAGCGTGCCGTCTTCGATCATCTGCACGACCGTCGCGGCGGGGCCGCTGGTCGCGTCCATCGGTTGCTCGTCCTTGCCCTCGCCGGGCGCGGGCACGCCGGCGCCTGAGCCGGTGTCGCCACCTTCCTTGTCAGGCGGGGCGGTCTTCTTCGGCGGCGCGTCGGCGGCCTTCTCGTCTTTCGCGTCGTCCTTCTTGTCGGCCTTCGCGTCGTCGGCGAACAGGACGGTCCCGCCCTTGCCGCGCTGGAAGAACACCGGCTCTGCAAGCATCGGGTTCGACGGCCAGTCGTGCTGCTCGCTCTTGAACGTCGCCACCTGCGAGTTGTCGAGCACGCTGCCGATGACCAGCATGGGCAGCTCCAGATACGGCGCCTCGTGGTCGAGCAGCGCGAGCGAGTTGAGCTGCGGCTTCTCGGCGTCGAAGATTTCCACCGAGCGATAGGGCAGGCGCTTCTGCAGGACGTCGACGCCGACGCTCGGGTCGGTGATGACAAGGTCTGCCATCACGGCGACCTTCGGCTCACCCTTGAATGTGATGCGTCGCGTGCCTGTGATGCGGAAGTAGCCGGCCGCGCGCACCGGGTCCGTCAGCGCGCCTCCGCCGTGGTGCTTGACGTGCAGCGGCGGGTAGTAGCCTTCCAATTCGGCCTGCATCGCCTGCGACACCGCGGACTTGATCCACGTCACGTCGAAGTCGTGGTCGCCGCGCTGGCACTCGACGAAGATCGGCACGTCGCGGATCGTCAGCGTCCCGTCGGCGGCGCGCACTGCTCGGTAGCCTACGATTGGATCCATAGGGTCAGGTCGCCGCGAAGGCGCTCCGGTCGATGCCGAGACGGATACCGATCTGCAGGCCGCTGCCGAGCGCGATCGCGGTGCGCGCGATCAGCAGCCCGTAGAGCGAGCCGTAGTAGACCATCGGTGAGTACGCGGCGAGCGAGCTGTCCATGCCGCGGTAGATGTCGAGCACGCCGACCGTCGACTTGTTCGCGGTCTTGAAGTTGAACATGCCGATCAACTTCTGCATGTCGGCGGCGACGAGGCCCGCCGCGACGTTGTCGGCGACCGCCGTCGGCGCCGCGTCGAACAGCAGCAGGTCGTAGTCCGCGGCGACCGACGCGCCGGTCATCAGGATCGCGTCCATGACCTGCCCGCCGCACGTCTGCCCCTCGGTGAACTGCAGCCAGTTGCTCGCGCCGGTCGTGTCGCTGATCTGGTCGCCGATCGCGTAGGCGACGGCGTCCGCCGGCCGCAGGAACTGCACCATCGCCGAGCTGTAGCCGTTCGGCCAGTTCGTCTTCAGCGTGTTCGTGTTGACAGTGGCTGGCATCGGTCAGGTGCGCGGGATGCTACAGAAGCCTGTCGCAACAACAATCCCCTGCACGACAATCGTGGCAACGAAGGCTGCACCAACAAAGGTCGCAAGTGCGATATTCGTTGCAACAGGCATCGGCTACCTGAAGCCCGGGTCGGGGTAGGCGCCGGCCGGCACCGGGCTGTTGACCACGGCGCCGTTTCGCAGCCGGCCGGCCTGCTCCAGCTCGTAAGCCGTGACGTGCGAGACTTGGCACCGGCAGTTGTAACCCAAGGGCGGCGCCAGCTTCAGCCACGCCGGGTGCCCGGCTGCCAAGGTCATCCCGTCAGCGGCCATGTGGTTGTGCCGGGTGTCGGAGTCGCCCACGGCGTCGAAGCGAAAAGCCGGCACCGCCTCTTGGATGTCTTGGTCTTGGGCTTGCCGGAAGCGGCCGGCGGTGACGGCAGTGTTGACGTTGGTTCGGAACGCCATGCGCGCGTAGGACTCGGACCACGCCGACGTGCGCGCGGCGACGACGTTCACGCTCAAGGCGAGCTGGCGCGCCGCCTCGTTCTCGCCGAGCCCCTCGCGGAAGGCGCGCGCGATGTAGTTCTGGGCCTCTTCCGCCACCGTCTGCTCGGCGGCGCGCACGAACGCCATGACATGGCCCTCGGCATAGGCTTTCGCTATCGCCTGCGCGGTGCGCTCGGCGGCCGGCCGCACGACGATCGGCACGCGCGTCACGATGTCTTCGAGCGCCTCGGCGAAGGTGACGCGCGGCACGATGGTCTGCACCGGCGCCGCGGCGAAGGCCAGCAGCTCTCCGACCTGCTGCTCGAAGCGGCCGTGCACCGGCTCGGCCATCTCCTGCGCCGCGGCGCGCAGCGTCATCGCCGCGCCCATCATCGTGGACAGGCCCATCGTCTCGGACATCGTGCGCGCTAGCGCCGCGCGCGCGTCGGCCGCGGCGGGGCGGTTGCCGGTGACGAGCGCAACGTAGAGGTCGTGCACCGCGTAGAAGTACGGCTTCGCGTAGCGCCCGGTGACGTCCTCCAGGAACTTCGTGACGTCAAGGTTCATCGCATCCAGTCAGGAATCTGCGGTAGGTCGACCGTCTGGCCCGCAAGAGCGTGTTGGCAGTCGTTGAGGAATTGGATCTTCCCGGCCTGCACGAAGGAGTGGCAGGTTCTCTGTCCTCGGCAGAGTAGCGACGGTGAGAAGGTCGGAGTCTCGTAGTTGCCGTCGAAGGACCATCCTGGATTGCTCCCGCTATTGCCATCGGGGTAGACGTCGATTTTGTGCGCCCCGTCGCAACCTGGACACCAGAACCAAAAGGAATAGCAACCCGTCGGCTCGACCGGGTCAGTGGAGCTGGGAGGCTGGTCGGCCGGAATACTCGGTAGCCGACGCACTCCCTGTTTGATGCTGAAGCGCCCGCCGGCGATGACCCCGAGGTGTTCGCGCGGATGACTCATCGACGGAACGGGAACAGGCTGCCTCCGCCCGCGCCGGCGCCTTCGAGCCCAGGCGCCGGAGCGACCGTGCCGGCGATGACGTCCTCGCCCTCCTCGGGCATCCTGAACCCCGTCTGATCGAGCACGTCGACCCGCGACAGGTCGACGCCCATCTCGTGCAGGCCCTTCGCGACTTCCATGCGCACTTTCGGGTCCTGCACCGACTCCTGCTGCAGCGAGAACTTCGGCTGCTCGTCGGCGATGGCCAGCTCGCCGATGTTGATCCAGTTGTAGTGCCACAGGCACCCGATCAGCGACCGCGTCAGCGTCTCTTCGAGCGCCTCGCGGTCGCTCTTGATGAGCGATTCCGTGCTGTCGGCCTGCGTGGCGCCCAGCGAGCCGTTCAGGCCGCCGCCTTCCGTCGCCTGCGTCGGCAGGTTCGCGGCCAGGATCAGCGTCGCGATCGTGGCGCGCAGCTCGTCGCGCATCGTCTTCAGGAGCTGCCAGCCCTCGCCGTTCATATTGATGACTTCGACTTGGTCGCTGCTGTCGTAGACGAGCACGTTCCGCGCGCGCAGGTCGGTCAGCACGTCGCGCCACGCGGTGATGAGTTCCGTATTCGGCTTGCCGTCGCCGTCGCGGATGCCGTCCACCTTCGCCGTCAGGATGCCCTGCGCGAAGCGCTCGACGGCCTGCAGCGACTCCTGGAATACGTGCTCCTTCGCGTACCACCACCAGCCCAGCGCCTCGCGGAGACCGCGGCCGTGGCCGAGCGAGCCCTGGTCGTCCTGGTAGACGTGCCGGATCGTGCGCAGCGCGTCCTGCGCCGACTCGACCTCGAACACCTGCTTGCCGAGGTCCCAGCGCTCCCAGTGCGCCTCGATCTTGTTCAGGCGCTGGTCGAACTTCGGGACGATGCGGAAGTACCGCTTGTCCATGTCCTCCAGCCGGACCGGGACCAGCCAAGTGCGCGGCTTGCCGTCGCCGAGCTTGAGCACCTTCGGTTCCAGGTGGATGCGCGCGAAGCGCGAGCCGCTGAAGAAGGCCCGCGCGAGGTTGACGCGCGCGTCGAAGAAGCGCTCGATGTTCTCCAGCAGCTCGTGCGCCACCGCGACCGCGACCGGTGCCCGCGGCGACTTCTCGACCTTCGGCAGCACTGACCACTGCTGCCCGGCGATCATCATGCGCCGCTTCGATACGGCCGCGGCGATGTCGGCGTCCCGCAGCATCTTCTCTTCGAGTTCGGGGTCGCGCAGCAGCCAGATCGACGGGTCGTAGATCTGTACGCCGTTGCGCCACGCGGTCGACAGCGCCCTGACGTAGAGCTGCTGCGACTGGTTGCGTGCCCGTAGCTCGGTCGTCATGGCGGGAAAGCTACCTCAGATTGCGATCTTTGTCAGCGACGCGACGAGCCGCTGCCCGTCCTCGACGCTCGCGTCCGGCGTCTCGTTGAGGCCGTCGGCGGTGTTGCGCTCGAAGTCGTCGGCGTCCATCAGGAAGAACTGCGAGTCGGCCGCGCGCAGCTTCTGCAGGGCCGTGCGCACGGCCGCCGCCTCGGCGAACAGCGCGGAGACGGTCGCGAGCTGCGGCTGCCGGAAGATGACCGGTACCGGCGTCCCGCTGGTGCGCGTCGAGAAGTCGGCGCGAAGGTCGGCGACGAACTGCGCGAGCTGCGCGGCGAAGACCTCGCCGCCGCCGGTCACTGCTTGGTCCGTCGTGCCGAGGTCGACGAGGATCCCCTTCAGGTCGACCTGCTTGCCGAGCGTCAGGTTCGCCCATCGGCAGAACGCGCGCCACTGCGCCTGCAGCGCGGGGTAGTTCTCGGCGTACGCCTTCGACCAGCGGCCGCCGGCGGCGGGCGTGCCGGGGTAGGCGTCCGCGGTGTAGGCGACGACCGACGAGGCGAGCCCGCTGCTGTCGACCGCGCGCTTGACGAGGTAGCACCCGGTCGACGGGTGCAGGTTCATCAGCAGCGGCAGCATCGCGCACTCGGGGCCGGCGGTGTTGCTGAACGTGCCGCTGGTGTTCGCGTCGGCCGCGCTGACGTCGTAGGGGACGCCCTCGCCGCTGCGCGCGTCCCAGATCCCCTGCCGGCCGTCTCGGGCCGTGCCGGTGAGCGTCGGCGACTCCAGCTCGGTCAGGTAGGCCGGCGTGATAGGCCCGCGGAAGATCGAGTCGCCGAGCATCAGGTAGGTCGGCACCGCGCCGTTGATCGTCGGCGGCGCCGTGCCGGCGATCAGCAGGTCGTATGCTTGCCGCACCGCCTTCGCCATCGGGCCCCAGTAGACGTCGGCTTGGTAAAAGTTCTTGTTCTCGCTCGGCGCGAAGCCGGCGGTGCTGTCGAGGCAGAGCGGCTGCCCCTCCATCGACACGCAGCGCGAGAGACCGACCGCGTCGGCCGCGGCGACGTTCCGGTGGATCGAGTTCGCATAGGACGTCCCGCTCGGCACCGCCACGTTGTTGATCTCGGCGGCGTGGTTGACGATCACCACCTTCAGGTTCGGGTTGCCGAGCGCCGTGCGGAAGTATGCGACGGTCTCCGTGAGCTTCTGCTGGTAGCTCGCTTGGTGCGCCGGGTTCGCGATCCAGTCGTTGACGTCGCGCTGGCTGTTGTCGAGCACGAGCAGGTCCCAGGCGAGCGCGTTGCCGTTCGCGAGCGCGGACCACGCCGTGTTCATCGCGGCGAGGTGCGCCGCGAAGGCGACCTTCGAGCTGCCGGTCGCGAGGTCGAACGCCGAGTAGGTCGGCGCGACCTGGAAGAACTTCGACAACTGGAAGTAGGGCGCCTGCGTGTAGGTGTTCTCCAGCAGCTCGCGGACGAGACCGGCGTCGAGGCCGATGCCGGCGCCGAAGTTGCCCCACGAAGAACCGCCGCGCTTGCTGAGCGTGACCGCAGCCAGTTCCGTCACCGTGAGCCAGCCGGCGATCGCGTGGTAGTCGGTCCAGGCACCCTTCGCCGCGGTGCCGGTGTTGCCACCGATGAAGACCGGGTTGTTGGCCGTCGGGTTCGACGACCACGCGCTGCCGACTTGCAGCGTGTCGGAGGTGTTGCCGATGACCACCTTGCGGTCCTGGAAGCCGAGGCTGTAGCCGGGCACGAAGCTGTTGCCGACCGTGACCGTGTAGCCGATCCACTGGCCGGCGGACCAGCCGGGCGAGCCCGTGACCTGGACATGCGTCGAGTCGGTGCCGGCCGGGTTCACGGTGAACAGCACCGTGCCGTTCAAACCGTCGAACCACGGGAACCACGCCAGCGCCGCGGCGGTCGGCGCGCCGGTGCTCGGGTTGTCCGGGCAGACGCGCATGATCTTGTCGGGGTAGATCGACCGCAGCTCGGAGACGCCGGCCGACGTCACCTTCGCGTCGAGGCAGTTGACGCCCTTGCTCTGCCCGCCGTTGACCATGTAGTCGCCGACGATCAGGACCGACGGCACCTGCAGGTTCGGCGGCGGCGGCGTGATGATGACCGACGTCTGGCCGGTGGTGACTCCAGACCAGTCGCTGTTGCCGGCCGCGTTGTGGCCGCGGACCTTGAAGTAATAGACGGTGTTCGCGTTCAGCCCGACGACCGTCGCGGACACGCCGTCGACGCCGGCGACGTTGGAGACGATCGTGTAGCTGACGCCGTTGGTGCTGTAGCCGATGTCGAAGCCGGTCTCGTTGTACGAGCCGGCTGCGGTCCAGGAGACGTCGATCGAGGCGTTCGTCGGGTTCGCGGTCGCGCCGATCGTCGGCACGTCCGGCGGCACGAGCGCGGTGGCGAACGCGGCGACCGCGTTGATCGCGCCGTTGCGCATCCAGTCGGCCACGTACTTGGCCTGCCAGATCGGGTTCCAATTCGTGACCCACTGCGCCTCGGCCTGCGCCTCGTAGGCCGCGCGCGTCGCGCTGATCCCGCGGAAGGTGCAGTAGTCGGTCAGTCGGCGCTTGACCGTCGGCGCTAGCGGGCTGCCCGGGTAGGTCGAGCCGCTATCGCCCGACTTCGTGTTCCACGATGCGTTCGACTGGTCAGCGTTGTTGTAGCGGAAGTTGTGCCCGTCGCCGTTCGCGCCGAAGACGTTGTTCGCGCCGACGCTCTGTCCCGCGCCCGGCACCCAGTCCTCGCCGTTGCGCGTCTGAATCGCGTAGGCACCGTGCCCCGTCGAGAACAGGTTGAGCACGTTGCGCCGGAACGTGATGAGGCCCGTGTAGCTCGCCGGCCGGTCGAACGCCATGAAGCCGTTCGTGTGCTGGACGTAGTTGTCGACGATCGTCGCGCCGGCGGCCGTGAAGGTGTTCGTCAGCCGCAACTGCACCTGCCCGCCGGCGAAGCCCGACATCGGCTCGGAGCTGATCGCGTCGCTGTAGATCAGGTTGCGCTGGTAGGTGAAGAAGCCGTTGTTGTGGCCGCCGCCCTGGCCATCGTTGCTGTCCCAACTGAAGTAGCCGAGCTGGCCGCCGCTGAATCGGTCGATGATCTCGCGGAAGCCGTCGAAGGCGTTGTCCTGCACGGTCATCGCCTGCGTCGACAGCACCGCGTTGGACACGGCGTCGCGCTGCACGCCCTCCATCGAGATGCCGATCGACATCATGGCGAACACGCAGTTCTGAATCGTCCCGCCCGACCGCATCATGCAGTCGGCTTCACTGAAGTAGCAGTTGTCGATGGTGACGTTCGTGCAGCTCCGCTGCCCGTAGAGGCAGTGCCGGAAGATCGACGGCGTGGACCAGCAGACGCGGTAGAGTGTGCCGTTCGACGGCTGCGCGCCATAGTCGCCGTTGGCCCAGCCCTCGATCAGCGTCAGGTGCGTCAGATCCGGGACCGACGAGACGAGCCGCTGCAACCCGCCGACGTCGACCATGCGGCCAGCCGGGCTGAGGTTGCATGTGAAGGTGTCGCCGTTGATCGCGGTGCCGATCGCGCCGGACCATGTGATGCTGCTCGCGGTGTTCGCGGTGATCCGCTTCGACAAGCCGTTGTTCACGCCGCTCGTGAAGGTGATCGTCCCGCTGAGCATCGTGTTAACGCCGGGTAGCGTGTTGGCTGCGACGTTGACCGACGTCGTCGTGCCAGACGTGACGGTGATCGACGGGCCGATGACGAACGCCGCGGCGGAGTCGATCAGCGACGACGCGCCGTAGGTGACGGTGCCCCCGCTGTTCGTCGAGATGGTGTCGGCCGCGCTGCTGAAGCCGTTGCGCGGGAACCAGCACTCGGTGATCGACAGGTTGTCGATGGCGTGCAGCAGCAGGCCGGACGGGTTCTGCGGGCCGGCGTTACCGTTCGCACCGCTGATCCCGTAGTCGTAGCTGTCACCGATCCAGCAGCGGTGCAGCGTGACGCCGGTCAGCCGCGCCTGCTCGTTGCTGGCGCCGTTGTTGCCGGTGCAGATCAGGCCGAAGGAACCGTAGCGGAGGTGTAGGCCCTCGAAGATCCAGTCGATGCCGCCGCCAGTGCCCGCGCTGTAGGCCGCCTGGAAGGCGACGCAGTGCATCTGCCCGGTCGTGTTGTTGTTGAAGAAGTAGTTGCGGCGCGCGGTGATGCTCTGCGTCACGTCCCAGTGCTGGAGCATGATCCGCGGACGGTTGTCCGTGTTGCCCAGGTTGAACGGGATGCTGCTGTCACTGGCGGCGGTGCACTTCGGGCGGCCGAGCGTGAAGTCGCCATAGCACGAGATGTTCGATTCGTCGGCGTTGATCGCGCCGGCACCGTTCGGGTGCCAGTCGAACTGCCGCGTGGTGAAGGTGTCGCCACACTTCCCGAGCAGCACGTCGCCAGACTGGAACAGCGTGTTCGTCCCGGGGTTCGCGTTGCTGTCCCACTGGAGCTTCGGCGAAGCGAGCGTCAACCCCGTGCCGGCATTCGTCGCGGTCGAGCTGACCCAGATCGACTTGTGCCCCGTGCTTTGCAGGACCGGCACGCGCCAGCCGCTGAGATCGGTGAAACGCGCCGCCGCCGCATAGGCTGGACGCACGACCTGCACCCAGATCGAGTCGTTGTGGTCCTTGACCCAGAAGTAGCGCGCGTGCGTGCTGTCGTTGGTGAAGTTGAAGCGCGCGAAGTCCTGACTGCCGGTGATCGTGCCGAGCGACGTGAAGCCGGTCGCGCCCGCCGCGTCGTCCGAGCACCGCGCGTCCCAGTCCGTCGCGCCGCCGCGCAGCAGGTGCAACTCGGTGAACCCACTACCGGAGACGGCGAACGGTGCGGAGACGGCCATTTACTTCTTCGCTCCATCAGAGAGTTCGTGCAACTGCGCGGTCAGCTGGTGGACTTCTCGCTGGAGCGCGTCCTGCGCCCGCAACTCCTCGGCGATGAGTTCCTGGTGGTAGCTGCGCGGGACGACCTCGCCGCGGCCCACTTCCTCGCGGTGCTTCTGCTGCGCCTTCTCGAACGCCTTCTTGCGCTTCCGGAGTTGCGTCTTCTCAAGCTCGACGCCATGGCGCAGGCGCGCGGTCGTCTCCGCGTCTTGCAGCACCGCGCTATAGATCCACAGCAGCCACTTCTGCTCCTCGGCAGTCAGCGTGTCCGGACGTCCAGCCGCCATTGACGGCGGCGGGTCCGGCATCGGAGTCGGCGAGGCCGGGTGCAGGAACAGCAGGGCGCGAAGCTTCTCGACGCCGTGCAGGCCGCCCAACTTCGGCATGAGGTCTTCGCCGAGCATGGCCGGGAACGCTACCGGCAGATGCTCGTTGCCACAAGGATCTCAGTGCAAGACCAACTCCGGCGGGAACCACTTGTTGCCGCCGGCCGCGTCGACCTGGAGCTGCCGCCAGATCGCGAGCGCCTTCGCGTCCGTCGGATCGGCGAGCAGAACCGTGGCCACCGACATCGGCATACCGAAGAGGTTGAACGACTCGTCGGCCGTGCCGCGCGTCCCGTCGACCGACTCCTGCGCGCGCGAGGTCCAGCGCGTGCCGTTCAGCAGCCACGCATCCGAGACGACGCGGCGCGCAGCGCGTAGTGCAAGTGCGCGAGCATCAGCACGACCAAAAGTCCGGCCGCCAAGGTCCATGCCGTAGGCGCCGACAGACGCCTGCCACGGAATCCACCACGCGCCAGTGCCAAGCCTCGGGTCGTCGAGGCGCACGTCCCAGATGTCGTTCGCCTTGACCGACAACTGCGGCAGCAGGATGGCGTCAAGCCGAGCGAGCCACCTGTCCCGAACTTGCGCAGCAAGCACACGGTCGCGCAGTGTCCACCAGCAGTCGCAGACGAGCAAGGCTTCCCAACCAATCGCGCGGCCGGCGTAGACCTGCGACGTCGAGAGGCCCGGCTTCACGGTCCACTGCAGCAGGTAGACGCGCGCGACGCATTCGAGGTCGAACTGCAGCGCATCGCTGCCGGTCAGCCGCGCGGAGACGGTCAACGTGTCGTTGAAGGCGTGTTCGACGTCCGGACCCCACCAACCATGCGTGTCGAGCGTCGTCAGCCCGCGCGACTTGCCGAGTTGGTCCGGCGAGACGGACAGCGACCAGTGCGGGCGCCCGTCCCAGAAGACGAGGTTCGGGTGGTTCGCGAGGATCAGCGGGCCGCCGTTCGCTTCGAGATGGTGGCACGGGCGCGCGGCCTGCCGCAGCGCGGTCAGGTAGCGGACCGTCGCGGCACCGGGAACGCCGGCGGCGCACTCGGCGCCGACGAAGACCTCGTCCTCCTGCGCGCCGGTGTCGTTGCTCGATGCGTTCACGCCGAGCGGTCCCGACGTCCAGGCGTGGAGCTGCCCGAACGCCGAGCCGAAGTTCGAGCGCGTCCAGGTGAGCGCAGGCGTCCCCGAAGTGGGGTTGCCGAGCGGCCAGACGTTTGCGCACCCTTGCACGGCGATGGCCTGCGCGACTGCCGCGCCCGCCGACGTCCACTCCGTCGCGGCGTGCAAACGCGCCGGCCAGACGATCGTCAAGGGCATGCTGCGAGACTGTCCGTCGCCGAGCTGCTCGCCGGCGGCGACGAGCACGTTGCCCGACGTGCCGGCGACCACGACCGAAGCGTTGCCCCACGTCAGCGCGACGCCGGCCGGCACGGTCGCGACGACGTCAGGCACCGACGGGTTGCTTGCGGTGACGACGACCTCGCCGCTGCACCAGCCCGGCTGGTCCGGATACCACTGCGCCCACAGCTCGGCGACGAGCATCGGCCCGATGCGCGAGCGGAAGTGCGCCGCGTAGGCCGCGCCGTCGGCTTCGACGGTGAGCAGTTGCAGGACCGTGCCGTTGACGACTGGCACGCCGCCGAAGAACGCTAGCGGGTCGGCCGGCAGCGGCGCGAGCGTCCACGCGGTCGAGGCTAGGGGCGTGAGCGTCACCGAGCGCGCGGTGTTCGGGTCCAGGTGCAGGCGCACGTCGAGGACGTGCAAGCCGACGCCGAAGGCGTGCCCGACGACCCAGGTGCTGCCGTCCGACGCAGTGCCCTTCAGCGCCGGCGGCTCGACGTCAGTCGTCGTCCGCCGCCAGCCGTCGAACGCCGCGCCAGAGTAATTCGCGACGGCGATCGTCTGCGCCGAGGCAGCGGTCGCGATGGCGGCTATGCCGGCAAGCGCGCACAGCAGCGGCAACCAGACGGCGCGCAAGTCGGCGAAGAACGCGGAGCGGTGAGTTCGCATGGCGCAGCATCCTACTGTGGAACGGGCTGACGCAAAGGACCGCGGCACATCTCGACGAGGATGTCGTCGCACACCCGCCGCAGCATCTCGGGAGAAGCCGCCTCGGTGTGCACCAGCTTCGACAGGCGGAACTCGCCGCACTCGTCGGGGTGCCATACGCGGCGACCGTCGGTCGTCTTGCGCAGCACGACGGCGCGGACGTCGCAGCGCAGCTCTATTGTGTTGTCGAAGTAGAGGCGCTCGGGGTTCTCGACGCGCGCCAGCTTGATCTGCGTCGCGCGGCCGATCTCCTTGCCGCGCTCGTACAGCAAGGCGCTCATGCGGTCGCGCTCCTTCGTCACGCGCTTCAGTTGCGCCAGCACGCGAGCGAGACGGTTACGGTTCTTGACAGCGCTCATTGGTCGGCGCACCAGTCGCAAGGACCAACGCACGGCTGCGGGCCGCCGTGCTCCATCGCTTCGGCGATGCGCTCGAACAGCGCCAGCAACGCGTCGGCACGAGCCCCGGGCTGGACAGACCCGCATACCCAGTACGGGGAGACGAATTCATGCACGTCGCCGTCCCACCGCGTGCGCGGCGGAGCGACGGCGGTATATGCTTCCGTGGTGTCGGTCAGCTCGGCGCCGACGGGAAGAAGCTTGGTCAGCTTCCTGCGAAGTTGCGTGGTGTTCACAGTGCCACCGCCTTGAACCAAGCGTCGAACTCATCGAGGAACTTGTCGACAGTCGCCTGGAAGTGCCCGCCGTCGGCGCCGTAGTCGCTCAGGATGTCCTCGCCGTTACCAAGGACGAACAGCACCCAGTGACGAGTACTACCGTCCGCGCCGTCCTTGAACCTGACCGTGGCGTCGTCGGCGTATTCAAAGATCGCGTCTACCGTTTCGTCGACGCTCGCCAAGAACATCTCGTCTTCCCCACCCGAAGAGACGGAGACGGGAAGGAAGCCTGCGCTACGCAGGCGGGTCAGAACCTCGCGCACGATGGCCTTCTCTACTCGTGCGAGGATGCTTCGGTTGTTGGTTTCCATGGCGTGAAGTAGACCATTCGGGCCGCAGACTGTCAAACACTTTCAAACATTTTCCCGCACGAACTCCAAGAACGGGCTGTCGCGCAGGACGATCGCCCCGCCACCCTTCCGGCGCAGGACGTGCATGCACAGCATGGCGATTTTCCAGGACTTCGCCCGGGCGACGAGCCGCCAGTGCACCGGCTTCCGGTCGCGCATGACCGGCTTGTCGAGGCCCTGGCAGACGAGGAACTGCTTCGAGTCGTCGGGCTCGGCGGTGCAGAGAACGCGTACGGCCTGCCGGCTGAGTACTTTGCCGGGCTTGGCGCACTTCGCGCACTTCGCGCAGTGCTTCTCGCTACGGTCCTGGCGGAAGGCCAGGGGCGCCTTGCAGCCCTTGCAGCGGTTCACAGCTTGCCTCCCTTCGCGCGGATCTCAGCAGCCCTCCGTTCGGCCGCTTCCGCATTACGAACGTGGATGAAGATGGACTCGACCGGTGCGGTGCGGCGGCTCTTTGCTTCCGCCGCGAATGCCCGCTCATTGCGAGCGTAGGCTTCCCAATACTCAGCGGTCTCAGTTGGGTGCGGTCGTGGCGCGTTCACAGCTTCACCACGCGCGGGTCGTTGGCGTCGTCGCGCAGGATCGAGTAGATGCCGCACGTCGGCACGACGTAGATCGAACCGTTCCGCGTGCCGAGCGACAGCACTTCCAGGTCGAGGCCGCCACCCGAAACCGTGACCGTCACGCGCACGCCGTCGCGGTAGCGCACTTCGAGGAAGCGGTCGGCGAGGTCCCGCAACCGCGCGCGGCCGGCGTCGTCGACGGCCAAGGGAACCGCCGCCTTCCACTCGGTCAGCAGGCGCGCAGCCTCGTGGTTCCGGTCGGCGAGGGCGGGGAGGTTCTTTGCGTTGGTTTCCATGGCGTGAAGTAGACCAGCCGGGCCGCAGACTGTCAAACACTTTCAAACATTTTCCTACGGCCGCCAGCGGCCCGCCGAGTCCCGGTCGCCGGCCATCGCGTCACCCCCGTCGGGCCGGTCGTCGGGATGCGTGTCGGGGCCGTCCGGCTTCACCGTCGCCTGGGCGGCCGCTGGGGGCTCCCTGCGCCCGAAGGCGTGCGCTTCGAGCCAAGCCCAGGCCCCGCTGGTTGCGTCGACCTGATCGCACAGCGCGGCCTCGGGGAAGCCTTCCAGCTCGTCGACGTAACCCTGCGTCCACGGCCCGGCGAACAGGCGCAGGCCATCCCGCTGCGTCAGCGGCGGCAAGTCCTTGTCGGCGCCCCACCACTTGCCGCCGGTGTTGCCGCACTCGCCCCGGCGCTGGTAGCCGCGCTCCAGGCACGACGCCACCGGGTCGGCGCGACGCTGCTTGGCGTCGAGCCCGACCGAGTTCCTGGCCATGGCGCTGTTCTCCTTCCAGGTGAGCTGCCGCGCCTCCTGCGGCCGAGCGCCGACGACGCGGAAACCCTCGGCCTTCAGGCGCGTCTGCAGCGCGTCGAACTGCGCGATGCCGCCTGAGCCGCCCTCGATCTCGATGCCGACGACGACGTGCCGGCCATCGATGTGCGCCTGCTGCACGATCTTGTCGTCGCGCTTGCCGGGCGTCGCCTTGAACGCCGTCGCGTGCTCGACGAAGCGACAGCCCGCGCGCACGCGCGCCATCAGCACGCCGGCAGTGCGCGCGGCGTCCTGCTTCTCACTGGCGGCGAGGTCCCACCAGCGCACGCGGACCGTCTCGGAGGTCGGCAGGACACTCTCGGCCGGGTCGAGCATCGGCCCGAACCACTCGACGCGGAAGTAGTCGCCCGGGTCGCGCGCCGACCAGTCGCCGTCGAGCAGCTGCCGGCGCCGCGTCGGGTGCATGTCGCGCAGCGTCTCCTTGTAGGGCTCGCGGTCGAGCGACGGGTTGTCGTCGATGCGCGACGGGATGTAGCTGCCCACCGCGGCGACGACCTGCTGCGTCGCCGGGTCGACGCCACCCATGAAGCGCCGCTTCACCCAGTCGTGCCCCGGGCCGCCCGGGTTGCTCGTCGCGATCATGCGCAGCGGGATCGGGTCGTCGATGTTCTTGCGGCATCGACTGCGCAGCAGCTCGTAGGTCGACTCCAGCGGCCAGTGCGTCAGCTCGTCGAAGCCGATCAGGTGCCAGTCGCTGCCGTAGAACTGCAGGTCGTCGCGCGTCGTGCCGTCGTGGTAGCCCATCACGACGCGCGCGCCGCTCGGGAACTCGAAGGCGCTGTCGTCGCCGAGCCACTTCACGCCGGCGGGTAGCCACAGCCGCTTGGCCTTGTCGATCAGGTTGCCGGGCAGCTTCGCCTCAGTGCGCGAGCGGCGCAGCAGCACGGCGCGGAACTGCGGGTAGTGCCACGCGTACTGCGCCGCGGCGATCAGCAGGCCGTAGCTTTTGCCGCCACCGGCCGCGCCGCCGAACAGGATCTCGAACACGGGCTTCTCGCAGCCGACGTGCGCGCCGAGCAGCTTCCGTTGCTTCGGATGCGGCAGCGACAGCGGCCCCATGTAGGGGTTGCCGAGCGTCTGCGGGCACATCCGCTCGAACTGCAGCACGGCCTTGTCGCCGAGGTCGATCGTCGTCACATCAAGTCCTCGATCGTCTTCGGCTCCGGTCGCACGAGCCGGATCGTCGGCCGCTCGCGCCGGAGCTGGTCGGTGAAGTCGTGCAAGTCCTCGATCGCGTCGGCGAGTTCGCCGGCGTCGGGCAGCATCGGGACGCCGTTGCTGCTCGACGCGGTCGTCGCCGCCGGCGCGGGCATCTGCACGATGTGGGGCGTGTCGAGGCGCGCGAACAGCTTGATGAGTTCGCGCGCGGCCGGCACGTCGCCCTGGATCGCGGCGTTGCTCAGGCCCTTCACCACGTTCCACATCATCTTCTCAAGCGTCGTGTTCTCCTCGCGCGCGTAGCGGTCGCAGACCGCGATCAGGTCGAGGCGCCGGCCGCGGCCGCGGATGACGTGCACGACGGCGCGCTCGGCGCTCGGATCGACGGGCAGCTCGTTGGTGGTCATCCGATCAAGTCCTCGATGCTGGCCGGCTGGCCGCTGCGCTTGGCCCGCTCGCCGGTCATCGCTTCCCAGCGCTGCACGACGACGTCGCAGTACGCCGGGTCCATTTCCATCGCGAAGCATTGGCGCTCGGCCTGCTCGCAGGCGAGCAGCGTCGAGCCGCTGCCGGCGAACGGGTCGTAGACCGTCGTCGCGAACGGCGTATTGCCGAGCAGCTCGACGAGCAGGCCGACCGGCTTCTCGGTGGTGTGGTGCTCGTTGCCCGTGCGCTGCGCGCCGATGACGTTGCCCGCGCCACTCGCGTGCTTGTCGATGGGCGGCGTGTCCTTGCAGGCCCATAGCACCAGCTCGTGCTGCGCGCGACCCTCTCCGCACGCCGCGGCGATCGGTGGCGGTAGCCGCAGAAACACAACGTGCCGTCGAAGACGTGCTTGGTCATCGCTGTCGCTCCCAGAACTGCACCAACGCGCCGACCTGCTCAGGCTTGAGCATGCCGCGCTCGGCGCGGTTGATCCACGACGTGCCGAGGCCGGTCATCTCGCTGAGCTGGCCGAGCGTGAAGCCGGCGCGCTCGCGGCGCACGAGGCACCACTCGTGCGGTTCGAGCTGCGTTGACCGCGGGTCGCCCGGATCGGTCTCCCAGCGTCGCAGCGTCTGCGTGCTGACGCCGCACATCGCCGCGGCCTCGGCGACCTTCATCTTTGAGCGCCGTCGGCAGAGCCGCGTGCATTCACCAACGGTGATGTCGAGCGTCTTCACTGATCTTGCTTCTTCGCTGCGCGATGCAACGCACGCACAGCTTCTGGGGTGGTGATGATCTTGGAAGTCAGCATCTTCGGCAGCACTTTGTCGTGGTAGCAAGAGTCGCAGCACCGCCCAAGGCTGGCGTCGGAAAAATCCGGTTCGCGATTGAAGACGTCGCGGTACTCCTCGGAAGCTCCCGGGAAAGTCTGCGGATCAAGCTGCCGCCCACATAGATCGCAAGAAGAAGTCATTGCGGATACCACCATACACGAACGCGCGCGCCGACGGTCGGGACTCGCAGCCAGTACTTGTGCGACTGCACCCACACCACCTGCGCATCGTCGAACCACAGCAGCGGCGGCAGGTCGTTCCACGCGCCGAGCGCGTCGAGCACCATCTTCGCGAGGTTGTCGACGTCGGGCCGCTTCAGCATCGACACCGGCGCCGTGTCCCTGAGCAGTCGAGGCACTTGGTACGCCTTGTTCTTGTAGTGCGTCTGCGGTCGCAGGAAGCCGAAGCCGATCGCGACGTGGAACGCGCCGTCGCGCGGCCACATGCTCTCAGGGTTCGCGGTCGTCAGCGCCGTCGGGAACTCTCGGGTGATGCGCTCGATCGCACTAGCACGCACTTGGTGCCCCCAGGGGTCGGCGCTGCGGTTCGGGTAGACGTGCCCGTGCTTCGACTTCACCGGCCGGGGCCACGCGGCGGGCTGACCGGGCACGAAGAACTCGACGGTCGGAGGGGCCTTCTTGTTGGACTTCACCGGGTTTCTGCTCCTTGGTATAAAACACCAAAGGAGTGGTTCTGCCCAGGACATCCTGCGCCGCGGACTCTCTTAAGAGAGAGTCCCGCGCGCGGATCGTGTCTTTTTTCGTTGTGGTTCTGCTGGTTCTGAATGGTTCCGGTCGCCATAACTACTTGTCCTGTAAGGGCCACACCGCCGAGCTGGTTCTGCTGGTTTCCTGCTGGTTCAACGGACGTAAACTAGCAGATGTTTGATAATAGCAAATCATTCTGGTCCGGCGCACGTAAGTCCTTTCTCTGTAAGCTCCAGAAATGCGCACTGGTTCAGGCTGGTTCCGGCCGTATTCTTTTTCGCGCCT